TCGACGTAGACCATCGCGAAGGCGAAGTCGCCGACGTCGATGTTCATGTTCCCGGCCGTGCCGTGGATGACATCGGCCCCGGGCGCGACCACCGTCCCCGTGAGGAGCGACGTCGACCCCTCCATGATCTGCACGCGGTCCCCGACGTCCGGGGAGGCCGGCAGGGTCAGCGTGAGCCCGGCGTCCGCCACGATGTAGCAGCCGCCGGCCACCATCTGCGTGTTCCCGGTCACGATCTGCGGCTCGACGCGCCACAGGTTCGTGAACAGGCGCTCGGGCGCCACCACGCGCACCACCGCGACGCCCGACAGGTTCAGGGGCGACCCGCCGTCGGTCCAGACGCCGGCGTTGAGCGTCCCGAGGATGGTCGTGCGCGCGAGCTGGTTCGCCGTGAGGTATGTGCCGTGCCCGATCTCCCAGTTCGACCCGTCGCGGATCGAGTAGTAGACGCGGTCGTTGTTGGCGAAGCGATCGGCGAAGCGCGCCCATCCGGTCGCCTGGACGAGCGTCACCGTCCCGGTCCCGGTGGTGGCCGTCGATTCCTTGACGACGTCGGCGAGCTGCTTCTTCATCGGTCAGGCTCCCGTGATTCTGGTTGGCGTGGGCTCGGCCTTGATGTCGGACGTGCGCGGGCGGCCGGTGATGCCGCGCGACTCGTCGACAGCGACCGTGCCGGCGGCCGCCATGCGCGTCAGCAGGCCGGTGCCGCTGACCGACGGCCCCGGCCAGTTGACGGACAGCAGCCCGAAGTCGTCCTCGTCGGCGCCGACGCTGGCCGCGCTTACGCTGGTCGACGCGATCGTCATGACACCGTGAAGCGCAGGAAGCCGGCGTCGAACTTCACGGCCGGCTCGCCGGCGCGGACGTAGACGCCCATGAACGGGTCGCGGCCGTGCCCTTCGTAGGGCGTGCGGCTGATGAGCGGGGCCACGATGTACAGCGTCCCGCCGGAACTCGCCGACCACAGGCCGGCGTGCGTCACCATTCCCCAATCTGCCGTGGGCAGGGGGAAGATGATGTCGGCGAGGTTGTAGAAGGTGGAGCCGTCCATGCCCCAGTTGGCGTCGCTGGGGTCGCGCTGGACGCGCGCGTAGGCGCCGCCGGCCGGCTCCACGCCGCCGGACCCCGCGTTATTCGGCGCGGTGAGGAACAGGCCCACCCACATGGCCGTCGGCTTCGCCCACGATGCCGTGCGGAACAGGTGCGCTCCGACAGCCTGCTCGGTGGCAAGGATCAGTCCGCTCATGGCCCGACGTCGTCCCGGATGTAGAACCGCTGCAGGTCGTAGACGGTCTGCGTGCCGCCACCCGTCAGCGCGATGGCGATTTCGCCCTCGTAGTGCCCGGGCTCGTAGTTGAGCAACGGCCACACGAGACTCAGGACGCCGGACGTGGCCGGCGACTCGATGACCATGTTGATGGTCGCGAGCACCGTCGTCGTGCCCTTCTTGCGCAGGTACATGACGGCGCCCGTCGCGTTCGACAGGTCGATCGGCAGGCCGCTGCGCTTGTCCAGCAGCTCGACCGACCACTGCCCGCCGCTGTCGTCCCTCACCAGCCTCGTGATCTTGCGCGCCATGCCGGCCTCACATGAATTGCGCGCGCACGCGCAGGGGAGCGCGGCCGAATGCCTTGGCCGCGCGCAGGTTGCCGCCGGCGATGCGGTCGTTGAACACCGCGGCGAACGTCGCGGCGTCCGAGGTCGACGTCCACGACTTGCGCGGCATCGACAGCAGGCGCGCGAGCGCGCCAGCCGCGATCGCCTCCTCGTACTCCTCGTGCAGCCACGAGTCCGTGTACTGCGACCCCTTGGCCGGCTTGAGGGCCACGCCGAGCGTGAGGATCATGTCGCTCGACGGGGCCGGGACCAGGTGGAAGGTCCGCGGCGCGAGCTGCGTCAGCACCGCCGGCTGTCCTGCCAGCGTGCCGTCGCGCCACGACGGGTACAGCTCATCGACGCGCTCGGGCGATTCGATCTCGAGGTCGGGGCCGTTGACGATCTTGGCGGAGTCGATGCGATGGACGATGGACTCGGAGTCGCCCTCGAACTCGTACTCGGCGTCCAGGCCGACGGGGTACTCCTGCGTGTCCTTCCAGATCGCCGTGCGCTCGCAGAACTCGATGGCCGCGTCGCGGATGGCCTTCGTGACCATCGGCTTGGGACACATCGGCACCTCCGAGAGCACGAGCGGGTGGAACGCTGACCAGGCGACGCGGCTCACTTCCTGCCTCCCTTCTCGGTCGCTGCGCCGATGCCGAGCATCGTCGCGTACTGCGCGCGCAGCTTGTCGCCGTGGCCGGCGAGGCTGTGCTCGTCGTCCTTGGCCTCGGCGCGCGCCGCGATGTAGAACTCGAGCGCCGGCCAGTAGGGCTCGTCGAGGGGAACGTCGGCGTCGATCGTCAGGTCGCTGACGTCGAGTTCGACGTAGATCACGTCCAGCGAGTCGTTGGCGCGCGCCCCCGGATAGACCATGAAACGCTTGCTCGGCCCCTTGTCGGGGTAGCGCATCCAGATTTCGGCCGGGCCGGGCGAATCGTTGCGCCAGCCCGGGTTGAAGCCGCGGAACGTCTCGTAGTCGGCCTCGTGAACCTCGTCGCCCAGGTGGTTCGCGACCACGTCTACGATCAGCCAGCCGCCGGCCGGCAGCGATTGGTCGACGCCGGCCACAAGCGGCACGGTGCCGACGGCCGAGAACAGGTCGGGGCGGAGGATGGCGGCTTCGCGCAGGCCGTCCTTGGCGTAGGCCAGCAGCTCCGTGTCGCTGTGCCGCTCCTTCGCGGCATCGTTGAGCGGGATGCGGGCCTTGTCCACGAGCGCCTGGAAGCTCGCCATCGCGCTACTCCTGCACCCCGTCGCGCTTCATGCGGCCGAGCGGCGCCGGCTTGCCGCCGGGCGGGGTGGGCGGTGCCGGGATGGCGCGCGCCGCGGCCTCGCGGACCTCGGGCGGCTCCTGGATGAAGTGCCCGTGGAGCGCCTTCTCGCTCTGGTCTGTGTAGACCCGATACCCGGCGCTGATCGCCAGGATCGTGGGCGCGTCCACGTCGAGAACCTCCGCAACGTAAGCGCCGTTACGGTTGGGCGTGAAGTGGTAGCTGCGCCCGCCGACGGCGAGCGTGGTCCCCTTGATCGACAGCGGGTGTACGGTTTCGAGCAATACGGTCGACATGATGAAGTCCTCCTAGATAAACGAAGGGCCGCCCTCTCAGGCGGCCCTCCAAGAAACCGCCGACAGGACGGCGGTCAGTTCGCGGCCTTGTACCAGATGTCGAGGATCAGGTAGCGGATCGAGCCGGACGTCGGCGTGGTCGCCGCCGTCTCCCAGGCGACGCCGATCGACCGATCGACCGCCGCCGGCGTGGCCAGCGCTGCCGTGGTGGCGAATGCCTTGAAGTCGGCCGCCGCCGAGCGCGGCGTGGTGAGCGCCGCCGCCTCGAACACGTCGGAGCCGGTCGCCAGCAGCTCCCCGCCGACGGTGGCGATCAGGCGCGTCGCGTCGCCAGGCGTGCCGGTCATGAAGCCGACGCGGTTCTCCAGCTCCGCCGAGCCGAAGTCGTCGTTGTACAGCGCCCAGTCGACCAGAACGTGTCCGGCCGGCAGGACCGCCATCTCGATGAGGTCGTTGGTCGCCGGGTTGACGCCCGACGCGAAGCCGATGACCGCCCTGGTGTGGGCGATCTGGCCGGCCTGCGCGACGCTCGTGGGCGGCTTGTGGTAGGTGATGGCCGTGACCGCCGCAGCGACGGACGTGCCGGTGAACAGGTCGGAAGCCCAGTAGGCCATGATGTACTCCTTGGATCTTGTGGTGAAGTGCGGGCGCCTTCGCGCCCGCGCGCTGTCCTACTGGTCGATCAGCCCGGGTTGGCTGCAGCGCAATCGACAGCGATCACGCCGTAGTCCTTCGAGTTGAACGTCGCCTTCTTGATGCCGAAGATGCTCGACGTCGTGATGACGACCTGGTTGCCGTTGTCCCGCGTCTCCTCGTGCCAGTCGTAGCGCAGGCCGGTGCCCGGCGAGCCGAACGCCATGACCATCGCCTGCTCGCCCAGGAACAGGCAGCGCGAGGCGGCGACGTTGGCGCTGTTGCCGTAGTCGGTGAAGCGGACGACCGACTTGTGCTCGTGGAGGACGACGTTGTTGTACATCCCCAGCGAGCCCTTGAAGATCGGGTTGTTCCGACCCTCGGCCGCCGCCGCCGCCTTCTGGATGTCGACCCACGCCACGGGGTTGCCCGTGCCGGTCGTCGACTGCCGCAGGTTGTAGGCGTCCCACGGCGAGACGAGCAGGACGAAGTGCTCCGCGCCGTCGACCATGATCGGCTGGATCTGCGGCGTGCCCTGGTTGCCGCCGCCCATCATCGTGGCCTTGGCCACCAGGCGGTCGATCGTCTTGGGCGTCAGCGTGCAGGCCGCGGTGAAGTCGGCGCTCGACTTCGACGTCGGGATGGTCGCGGCGTTGTTCTGCCCCGAGTACAGGATGTGCTCGGCGTCCGGCGCGGTCAGCGCGTTGTTGGCGAAGCCCGTGTACGTCGTGGGGAAGATGTAGTCGGCGTTGATGCCGCGCGCGCCCGAGCCGTACATGAAGCAGAGCTCGTCGAACACCCGCGCCCACCACTCCGACTGCCGGCGCCGCGCGATCTGGCGCAGGTTGTGCAGCGTGCGCTTGCGGGACATCTTCCCGCCCGTGTTCACGCCGCCGCGCATCTGGTCGATGTACACCTGGTCGGTGTAGAAGTTCAGCCCCTCCTCCTTGCCCTCGAGGACGTTGTCGCCCTCGACCGGCTGCATGCGGAGCTGCATCGACAGGTCGTAGGTGATCTGCTCACCCGCCTCGTTCTCCAGGTGCGTGAGCAACTGGATCGGCATGGACGACGCCTCGCCCACGCCCATGAACTTCTTGCTGAAGTACGACTTGCGGGCCGTGTCGACCGCGAGGAGGCCGGAATACTTCTTGACCGCCTTCGCGTCGTTGAGTCCGATGATGGTCTGAGCCATGAAAGTGCTCCCACGTTGGCGAGCACCTAATGCGCTCAGTAGTGCGGCCGGGAGGCCGCGTTACCGGATGCGAGGAGGAAGCTGCTTCCGCGGTATTCCCGCGGGCCTATCCTGCGCTGGCCGGATTCTAACGCTGTTGGGCGGGCCGTCAATGGCCCACCGTGTTCGCTGGCCTGACTTGTGCTCGACGTGAAGGGTGACGGGGGCCGAGACATCCACGATATCCCCCACCTTCACGTCGAGCTTGACCATCGCTATTGGTCAGCCAGCCACGCCTCGATCTCCGACGGAGTCATGCGCGCGATGGCGTTCTCCTGCTCGATGCCGGTCAGGCGGTCGATGTGGGCGAAGCGATCGGCGCCGGTCGACGCCTCGTCGGCCGCCGGGATGTCGGCCAGGGTCTTGGGCGCAGCCCTTCGCGCCTTCGCCTCGGCCTCCGCCGGCTTGGCTTGCCGCCTGACCGCCTGGTTGGCGGACGGCGGCACGATGCCGAACTCCTTCATCACGCGCCGGTGGGCGGCCTCGAGGATCTGGTCGCCGTCGAGCTTTTCGGCGCCATCCTCCTTGTTGACCTCGGTGAGTGCCGCGTTGAGCGCCGCGTAGAGCACGTCCGACTTGGCGTACTGCTCGTGGTCGCGCATGAAGCGCCGCACGTCCCGTTCCCATTGCGCGTTGTTGAAGTCGCGCGCGATCTCGGCGCGGGTCTGCGCGGCGATCAGGGCGGCCTGCTGCTTGGCGAACTCGCCGGTCGTGATCTCGCCGTCGTCGAACTTCTTGGTCAGCTCCTCCAGCTCGGCGGCGAAGTCGCGCGGCTCGCCTTCGGGCATGACGAACGTCGTCTGGTCGCGCCGCTGGGGCTCCTCGGCCGCCGGCTCGGCGTCGCCCGGCGCCGCACCGGCCTCGGCTTTGCCGGCGGCCGGGGTTTCCTCCCCGCCCACCTCCTCGTCGTCCTCGTCCGGCGCCATTTCCGTGACCGGATTGTCGGGCGTGCCCTCGGCCGCGGGCTGCTCGTCCCCCTCCTCCTGCTCGTCGTCCTCCAGGGCCAGTCGTTCCTCGTCGGTGAGGATCGCCTTCTCGCGGTCGCTCATCCCGTTGTAATCGGCGTGTGCCATGTCGCTACCTCATGTCGTTGAATACGTCGGAGACGTCGATCGCGTCCACGCGCTGCAATGTGGCGATGGCGTCCTGCTCGAGCCCTGCCGCTACCGCCAGCTCGGTGAGCGTGGCGAGGAAAGCGTTGGCCACCTGTCCCAGCGAAGGCTGTGGGGGTGGCGCAGGGGCGACCTGCGGTCGCGTCAGCGTGGGCAAGGCCCGCGCGGGTAGTGCTGGTGCTGCCCGGCGCGCAACGCGCGGCCGCGGCGTGGTCTTGGGGGCCGGAGGAGGCGGCGGCGGCGGCCAGTTGTCCTCGGGCGGCACGTCCAGATGCACGCGCGGGCCGAAAGGCTTGAAGCGCGTGCTCGTCGCCACGCGCCGCGCCGGCGAGCCGGTGGTGCCAGCCGCAGCGGCCACGGCTTCTGGCGATCCCGCGGCCAGGCCGAGCACCTGCCCCGGCGGGATGGTGGCGAAGTCGAACACCACCACGGGGGCGCCGCCATACCAGCCCGAGTCGAAGATGTACTCCATCAACGCACCCGGATGGGACCGCTAAATTGCTTCCATGGCTCGTCAGGCGACCCATCGGTGTCCGATACCGCGATGTACCCGACAGATCCCGGGGCCAGCGTGCTGCCGGCGAGGACGATCCGACACGTTCCGGCTTCGTCGATCACGGCGATCCCGCGATCGGCCGGCTGTTCCAGGACGTCCGGCCTCTGCTGGTCCCACCACGCCCACTTGACCGTCGTGGGCGCCGCGGACGCACCGCTCGCGCGCCGCATGTAGAGTTCGACCCAGCGGATCGACGGCGACATGGCGACGGCCGTCGCCACCACCGTCACGCCCTCCAGATTCGGCACCGCCGACGCGCGTACCCGCGATTCCGCGATGGCGCCGCTGACGGTGATGTCGTCGAGCGTGATGTTGGCCACGTTGCCGCCAACCTGCGCTTGCGCCGAGAGGGTCACGCCCGCCAACTGGATGGCAGCCTGCGCGCCGAGAACGATGTCGCCGCTGGCTGTCAGCAGGATGCGCTTGACCTCGGCCGTCGCGGCTGTGGTCACGGCATCCAGGGTCGCCGCGAGCGCCGCCTGCTGCAGCGGGCCGGCCGCAGCCACCACGGTGACGTCCGCCAAGGTGACGTTGACCGTCAGCGAGCGCCCGATGGCGCCGGCATCTGCGGTCGCCGTGGTCGTGACGTCCGCCAACTGGATGGTCGACGCCAGCGTGCGGTCGGCCACGATCTCGCCGGTGCGGCCGACAAAGACGCCGTGCGGCAGCTCGAACTCGACCTGCCCGTCGTCGTCGACGAAGAAGCCGAATACCTCGTACTGCACCGATGGCGGCGGCTGCCCCTCCATGGCGATGGTCGCCGTGAGCGTGACCCCGCCGAGGGCGATCGACGCCACGCCCTCGACATCGCCTTCCGCGGCGGCGCTCGTCGTCACCGGGTCGAGGAAGATGTTGGCTGTGGCTCCGGCCGCGACCTCCGTCCCGGAGAAGAACGCGCCGAGAAGCGACTCGACCTGTTCGTCGAAGTCGTCCTCGACGAATGCGCCGTCGGTCAGTTCGATGAAGTCGGACATGCCATCACGCGATGGTGGCGGCGTAGTCGACGTAGACGGTCTTGCTGGTCAGCCCCGGCGCCGGCGCGAAGCCGACGCGCCACGCGATCAGGCCGGCCACGCGGGGCGTGAACGACGGGCTGACGAGCGTCTGCTTGTTGGGGTTGGTCATCGACCCGGTGTCGGTCCACGTCACGCCGCTGTTCGCGTGGTCGGTCCCGGCGGCCAGGCCGAGGTCGCCGATGCGCCCGGTGTACAGCTCGCCGAGCGGAAAGCCGCCGGCGTCGTCCAGCACGCTGACTTCCACCCATGCGTTCTTGCTGTGCAGGTCCGTCGCCGAGTCGTGCAGGATCTCGACCGACACCGTGCGCGCGCTGCCCGTATCCGCGTTGCGCTTGGTCATCCACGGCGTGTACATGGGCACCGCCTGGGACGCCTTGCTGTTGGTGTCGACGCGCCACGACAGAGCCGTCGTGCCGTCCGAGGCGCCGCCGCTGCGCGTGTGGGCCGTGGAGGCATACAGGTTGCCCGACGGCATCCAGCGCACGCTGCGGTAGTTGTGGCCGGTCGTGTTGGCGCAGTTGTGCATGATGATCTCGCACCCGAGCGGCACTGCGACGTCGGAGACATCGGCCGTCTCGTCCCACGTCGCCGGGAGCTTGCAGCGCGCGAACATGACACGGGTTGCGTTCGCCCCCCATCCGTAGATCAGCTTGACATTGGCCTTGCACGGGCTGAAATCGAAGTCTTGAAACAGGATGTCGCCGCCGTCGTTCGCCGCGCCGACCTGCACAACGCGCGTCGGCGTCGCGCTGGTGTCGTTGGCGAAGCCGCCGCCGATGAAGCGGACGTGGCCCTCGGCAGCAATGCGGGTTGCCGCGTTCGACGAGGCGAAGCGGAACGTGCAGTGATAGAACGACAGGGTGCTATACGACGTTGCCGATGTTGCGCCGACCTTGAGCTGGTGCGTGGAGGAGCCGCCGGCCGTGCTGCCGATGGTGAACTCGCAGTCGATGGCCTGCATGGCGTAGGAGCCCTGTGCCATGCGCATTTCCGTCGTCGACGACGACGTGGTCAGCAGCTTGAGGCCGACCATGATCCAGTTGCCGGCCCAGTAGAATCCGGCATTGGTCGTGACCGTGAAGGTGGCGCCGCGCAAGACGGCCGTGATACCGGATACGGTGTCGGGCGTCCCCGAGATCAGGAAGCACGGATTCTCTGCGGTGCCTGGAATGGTCACGTTGTAGCTGGACACCGACTCCGAGAAGTCCTTGTCGATGTACAGCACGTCGCCAGCCGACATGCCGGCGAGCGCGGTGGCGAGGGTTGTCGCCGCCCTCGCCCATGTGTCGTAAGGGGCGGTATCCGACCCGCCGGCCGCAAGGTGGAGAGTAGCCATCGTCAGCTCGCTGGTTTGTACATCCAGAAGTGGGTTTGCGAGATGCTGCCGTCGAACACCGTTCCGCAGAATCCGAGGCGCCCGTCCGGCAGCGCGTACTGCATGCAGGCGTTGCCGACGTAAGTCCCTGCCCCCGGAACCTGCCGGTCCTGCACCCACCAATCGGCGTCGATGTCGTAGATCTGCAGGCCATAAGGAAACTGGCCGATCGGCCCGTTAGAGGCAAACCACACGATGCGGTTGCCGGACAGGCCGATACGCGACTCGAGCCCGAGGCCGATGTTGGGGTCGGGGACCGGCGGCGTGGACAGCAGTTGCACGACGTTGCTGGCGATGTGCCAGCGAATGAACACGGGGAAGCGGTCGTTGCCGTTGGTCGTGCCTGATCCGAGCGTGTAGATGTAGCCGTTGTGCAGGACGTGCATCCCGCGAAAGTAGACGGCAACGATCCCGGTGCCATTGAGGAAGGTCGAAGCGTTCGACCAGTTCAGCGTCACGGTTTCGCCGGTGGTCAGGTTGTACCGGCGCGTGATGCGTCCATTGGAATTGTTGCCGAGGATGTATACGCAGTCGTCGTCGGGGTTCCAGCAGCCACCGAAGTTATTGCCAGAACTGGTGCCGAACGTCGACCACAGGTTGAGCTGTTGGTCCCACTCGTTGGTGAGCGGGTCGAACGTCCACCAGCCGCGCGCCCATGTGTGTGTCGGCGTCGTGCCGCCCTGCGCGTACACTCCTGGCCAGAAAATGAGCTTGCCGCGGCCGGTGCCGCCGCGGTTGCTGGCGTCGTCCCAGGCGAAGCCCATGTTGTCCTGCGCCGCGACGGGGTGCGGATCGACGCCGTCCACGCGCATGGCGTCGCGGCGCCACTCGCCGGTGTCGGGGTCCACGCTCCACGTCCAGTCAGGGGCGGCGCTGTCGGTCACGTCGCCGCCGCTGACGTAGATGCGATGCGTCAGCGGGCAGTAGGCCATGTTGGTGTGCTTGCTCGTGTGCCCCTGGCCGTATGGCGACGTCAGCCCCTCCGGGGATTCCGTGGGCAGCACCAAACCCGTGAGTTCTCCCCGCCCCGTGTACTCCGGGACGAAATCCCAAATGCCCATCTTGGACGCGCCACCGTCCAGAAGGCGCACGACGCGCTCGGCCGGTGAGTAGAAAATCGACTTGGTGACGGCGCCGCCGGCGCCCGTCGGAACCGTGTCGCCGTTCGCGGCACTCGGCCCGTATCGCCAACGTCGTGCAGCAATGTCGAACACCCACGTCTGCCGCAGCAGCGTCCCGACCTCCGAGGCGGTATGAGCGCGCCCGCAGTACGCGATGATCGCGTTGGCGTCCTCGTGCAGCTCTGTCACCACGCCTTGGGTGGTGCCAGTTTCCGGGCGCGAGATCGGCTTCGGCCCGGTAGACGGAAGATGACGCCACTTCCAGATACCCGGGCGATCGTTCAGGTTGAGGACGTAGACCTCACCAAGATTGGCCACGGTCCATAGGTACCGCTCGAGCCGATGCTGTCCGCTGCGGTCACGGCACACACCATCGTCACCGTTCCATGATGGCTTCGGCGCGACGTTCGTTGTCGGGTAGGTCGTCGTGTTGATGGCGTACCCAGGCCGCACCTCTGTTGCTGGGTCAATGACGCGCAACGTCGCAACCGCCGTGTTCCAGCCACCGAAGTTGTAGAGCTTCCCGTCGATAACCTCGATGCAGTCGTCGAAGCCGATTAACCGCGCCGGCCCGTCCCGCGCTTCGTGGAAGAAATGATCGGTGTCGTCCTGGGTGACCGGCACATAGTTGGACGAGGGGCGGTGATTGAAATACTCCAGCGTGGCGAGATCGAACCGCAACTGGCCACGGCGAGGGTTGCCATCGCCAGGATTCCCCCAGCCCGGCCCGCCTTCGCTGAACCAGACGCAATGCCGCGTCGGGTCGTAGGCCGTTTCGTAGTTCTCTGCGATGCCGTTGGAAAAATGCTTGAACCACCTTGTGTCCAACCGATCATCGACACGCGACCACTGGCCCGTGCTGTTGTTCCAGATGAAAGTCCCGTACATGGTGCAGTTCGCGTTGGTCAACGCGCACTGCGTCCCTTGGGCGAAGAACAGATCGCCGGTCGTTTCGATCAGGCAACCCTTGTACCAGCCCTGATGCGTCGCTGGCCCCATGCCCTCCGAGTACAGCGGCAGTGCTTCCGACGCCGCGCTGCGGTGCGTCCATGTGTCGTCCGTGGCGGTATTGGGGTTGGCAACGAAGGCCACCGCTGACAATGTCACGCCGGACAGGGCGATGTTCGCCTGCGCCGTCAGCGCGGCAGCCAGCGTCTCAAAGGAGAATGTCCATGCGTTGACGCGAACGCGGTCGCCGTTCTCTACCACGACGCGCTGCAGGGTCAGGTCGCCGCCTCCTCCGGTGAGCGTGACGGTGCCCTCGATGACGGTGGTGCCGTTGTTCTTCTTGAGGCGGAACGAGCGGATCTCGCCGTCCTCGATGACGTCGCCGACCCACGTCCCGATCTTCTCCTTGAGGCCGCCGCTCGCGTCCGCCAGCCAGTCATCCGGCAAGAAGATGCGCGCGAGCATGACGCCAGGGTCCGGCAGGGACGGATCGACGGCTGGCAGAGCAGCGAAGAACTCGAGCAGCGGCGACACGCCGATCGACGCCTCCATCGCATCCAGCGATGTGGCGTCGATGTTGGAGAATCGCAGGGTCATGCGTTGCCGGCGTTGAAGGTGAAGCCGGTCACTTCGACGGACTGGCCGTCGGCGACGCTGATGTTGTTCATGGTGAGATCGCCGCCGCCGCCCGCGGCCGTGACGTTGCCCTGCGCGTGGCAGGTCGTGCCGTCGCTGGTGTAGAGCCGGAAGTAGCCGGCGTTGGTGCCTCCGCCCGCGGCTGCGGCGCCGGTGCCTTGCCATGTCCCGCTCTTGGCGACGCTGCCCGAGGACGCGGCAGCGAGCCAGTCCGACGGCAGCGTGATCTCGCACAGCAGGTCGCCCGTTGCCGCGTCGGCTGCCGCCGTGGGCTTGGCGCCGGAGTACAGGCGCAGCTTCGGCGCCGTCCCGAGTTGCGACTCGATCTGGTTGAGCATTGCGTTGCGCAGGGCGACGCTGAGATTGACGGCCATGTCTGCCTCTCCAAAAGAAAAACCCGGCGCGGGCCGGGTTCGTTGGTGCCGAGAAGATCGGCGTCTACTGCGAGTCGTGCAACGACAGCAGGAGCGGGATCAACTGCATCGCTCGTGCGTTGTGCGCCTTGATCGCTTCCGCGACCTCTGGCGTGATCTGCTTGGCGCGAACCTGCGCATCGACCTGCCGGTCGAGGCGCTTCACGGTCTTGGCGACCTCGGCGACCGGCGTGGGCTTGCGCTTGCGCGGCTTCGGCGTCTCGCGCAGCTCAGGGTCGAGGCTGGTGCGCGCGCCCCTGCGCCCGAAGCGCGTGGTCGTCGTCGCACCGCCACCTGCTCCGGCCGGGATCTGCTGGGCGGGCGCTGGCGGCCCGAAGGCGACGAAGATGTCTGCCGCCTCGGAGGCGACCATCGTGCCGCTGGCCACGCCGTAGGCCACGCCAGCGGCCTGCGCCTGGTCTGGACCCTCGGCCGCATTCAGCGTGCCCGCGATGCCTGATTCCGCGGAGCCGGAGGCCGCGAAGGTGTCCGCCGCCTCCGTGGCGGCAAGCGTGCCCGCGATCTCCGCGTAGGCTGCGCCAGCCGCCGCAGCGACGTCGGCTGCCTCGGCCGCGGCGAGCTCGCCGTCGACCTCGCCGTGCGCCGTGCCGGTCGCCGCGAGGGTGTCGACGGACTCCGTCGCCGCAAACGTGCCCGCGACCTGCGCTCGTGCATCGCCGCTGGCGGCGAACACGTCGGGCGCCTCGACGGCGGCCATGGTGCCGGACGAGGCCGACCCGGCCACGCCGGAGGCGGCGAATACGTCGGACGCCTCGGTCGCTGCCAGCGTGCCGGTGATCTCGCCATGCGCCGTGCCGGCGGCGGCCAGGGCATCGGCCGCTTCCGTGGCGGCGAGCGTGCCGCTGACGTGGGCGCGGGCGTCGCCGGAGGCGCTGGCGCCGTCCTGGTCCTCCGTGGCGGCCAGGGTGCCCGTGACCGCGGCGTAGGCGCTGCCGGATGCTGCTAGGACATCCTGCGCCTCGGTGACGGCCAAGGCGCCAGCGACGTGCGCCCGCGCATCGCCAGCCCCGGCGAAGGTGTCTGCGGCCTCCGTCGCCGCAAGGGTGCCGGCAATCTCAGCGAACGCGGCGCCGGTTGCGACAAAGGCGTCTGCGGCCTCGGTTGCGGCCAGCGTGCCAACAGCCGGAGTCGACGACGACTTGCCATGCACGCGGCGCGGCCGCGGCCACCACGCCCACCACGACGCGCGGCCGCGGCTGTACAGCGGCATCGCCTACCCCGTCAGCCGCGCTCGAGGAACCAGAGCGTGCCGTTGGCCGTGAGGTCGTCGGCCGGGCCGCCGAGCAGGCGCAGCACCACCGAGCTGTCGGCCTGCGTGATCGGCACCCACAGGCGCTCGGGGAGGAAGTACGGGTTCGGGGCCTGCCGCACGTTCATGGCGAGCGCCAGAATCGTGACCGCCGTGCCCGCGCTCGCGATGGTCGTGTCGTTGTGGCGCACCGTCGCCGCCCAGTTCGCCCCGCTGCGGTACGGATCGGCGGCCGTGACCGCCGAGCCGCCCGAGCCGACCGTCGAGTGCCCCTTGATGAGCGCGATCGGCAGGATTTCCTCCTGCGCCTCGCCCACGTCGCTGTACTGCGAGAACTCGAAGCCGACGATGACGATCGGCTTGTCGTCGGCAGGCGCGATGTACCACAGGTCGCGGTCGCCGCCGGCGGTGGTGACGGATTGCGCCGAGAAGGGGACGGAGTAGAGGCGATCCATGTCAATGCCCTGCCATGATGAGTTGCATGATGTGGGAACGGCGGAATGCCGGACCGACGGGAGTGCTCCCGGCCGCCACATTCAGCACAACGGCAATGCCATACGCGCTATTCGTCCCGGTCCATGTAATACCCGGCACCGGCGTCGAGTCCGGCACGCTGTCGTACGCGGTAAACAGCGCGCGCAGGTCCGTGTTTCCGTCCACCGAATGAATCGTCGTGTCCAGCTCGCTGTTCCGCGTGGGCGACGTGCCGTTGCTCTCGATACTGAAGCCGGCGAGGACAAAATCGCCGGAATCCGGCACGTCCGAAACCGTCACCGATAACGACGTCGCGCCACTCGTAAAATTCGTATACACGGTGCCGTTATGCGTCGTCCCGTCGAGG